TATTATGCACGAGGGTGTACTGGCTTTGCTACGTAGACGAGGTGATGAAGTGTTTCGATGTGGGGAAGCTGAGATAGAGTTTGGCTTTGCGGCCAAAGAACTTAAAGTCCAATATCAACAAGATACGGGAGAAATACTTGACATTCCTGAGAATGTAATTAAAGTGGATTTTGGTAAGGATCAATAATGAGGTATTACGAGTACATGTTAAAGAGATTAGAAGAAGAAAAACAAAAAGAAAAAGAAAATCTTAAAGTAGTGGATATGGTAAACAGTCCTGAACACTACAACAAAGCAGGCATAGAGACTATAGATATAATCCAATCTGTCACTGGAGATGGATTTGAAGCATATCTTCAAGGCAATATATTAAAGTACATGTGTAGATATAAGTACAAGAATGGTCTTGAGGATTTGGAGAAAGCACAGTGGTACTTGAACCGTTTAATTGAAACAAAAATAGGAGATGAATACGATGGCGTCTAACATGTTACCAACCTCATACCAAGAGTTTATACACAAATCTAGATACGCTAGATGGATGGAAGAAGAGGGTAGAAGAGAAAACTGGGGAGAGACAGTAAGCAGATACATAAACTTTATGTCTGATACTTTGTTAGAGAAGCACAACTATAAGATAAGTAAAGTTGATAGAGAGGTAATAGAAGAATACATAACTGGCTTGAAAGTCATGCCTTCCATGAGAGCTATGATGACTGCAGGTGATGCACTCAAAAGAGATAACACATGCGGGTACAATTGTAGCTACCTACCAGTAGATAGTCCACGCTCATTTGATGAAGCTATGTACATTCTTATGTGTGGTACAGGTGTAGGATTCTCTGTCGAAAGAGAGAATGTAGATAAGCTACCTGTAATCAGTGAGAATATGCAAGAGTCTGATGTTGTTATTGTTGTGGAAGATAGTAAAGCAGGGTGGGCAAAATCATATCGTGAGCTTGTGGCTTTACTTTATTCAGGAATGATACCTAAGTGGGATGTATCAAAGGTACGACCTGCAGGTGCAAGATTGAAAGTTATGGGCGGTAGGGCGTCAGGTCCTGATCCCCTTGTTAACTTATTTAAGTTCACCATTGACAAATTTAAAGGGGCAAAGGGTAGAAAACTTTATCCTATCGAATGCCACGATATTATGTGTAAGGTAGGTGAGGTTGTTGTTGTAGGTGGTGTTAGACGATCTGCACTGATCAGCCTATCTAATCTGAACGATGATCAAATGGCTCACGCTAAATCAGGTGAGTGGTGGAACAATCATGGTCAGAGAGCGTTAGCAAATAACTCTGTAGCTTACAAAGAAAAGCCTGCTATGGAAACCTACATGAGAGAATGGTTAGCTCTGTACGAGTCTAAATCAGGCGAGCGTGGCATGTTTAATCGTAAGGCCGCAGACAACCAAGTATCTAAAAGTGGTAGAAGACAGACAGGTTACATGTGGGGTACAAACCCATGTAGTGAGATCATACTTCGACCTTATCAGTTCTGTAACTTATCTGAAGTGGTTGTACGAGAGAACGATGATTTGATATCACTTAGGTCAAAGGTACGTGTTGCTACAATACTGGGTACATTTCAATCTACTCTTACAGATCTGAAGTACCTACGTAAGATATGGAAAACAAATACTGAAGAAGAACGCTTGCTTGGTGTGTCATTAACTGGTATCATGGATCATTATGTGTTGTCCAAGACAATTGATTCAAAGGTTTGGTTACAAGATATGAAAGAAGTGGCAATAAAGACAAACAGAGAATATGCAGATGCTATAGGTATACCTAGAAGCACGTCTATTACTTGTGTCAAGCCAAGTGGTACTGTGTCTCAATTGACTGACTCTGCTTCAGGTATTCATGCTAGACACAATCCATACTACATTAGAACAGTACGTGGGGATAACAAAGATCCCCTAACACAATTTATGAAAGAAGAGGGTATCCCTGCAGAGCCTGATGTTATGAAGCCTGACAGTGTTACTGTGTTTTCTTTTCCTATGAAATCTCCTAGTGGTGCTATCACTAGAACAGAGATGAGTGCAATAGAACAACTAGAATTATGGAAAGTCTATGCACTTAATTGGTGCGAACACAAACCATCTGTGACTATTTCTGTAAAGGAAGATGAGTGGATGGAAGTTGGTGCGTGGTTGTACGATAACTTTGATATAGCGTCAGGTGTATCGTTCTTACCATTTGCCGATCATACGTACCAACAAGCTCCTTATCAGGACATAGATGCGGATGAATATCTCGAATGGAATGGGCGTGTGCCTAAGTCACTCGACTGGACTAAGTTCTCTATGTATGAAAAGGAAGACAATACGAGCGGTACTCGTGAATTGGCTTGCACTGCAGATGCCTGCGAAATCGTAGATTTAGGTGCAAACTAATGATCGAAGTATCAATCAGCGAAGATTACATGCGTCATGCGAGGGAAAAAGCTTCTACTGTAGGCATTTTGCAGGGAAGTATTACAGGTGGCACTAGTAACGTTGTAGGTGCGATAGGCGAGGTAATCGTAGCTGATATCATTGGGGCAACTGAAGCAAATACATATAACTATGATTTAGTGAAAGATGGGAATCGTATCGACGTTAAGACTAAACGTTGTAACACTAAGCCACAGTCAAATTATGATTGCTCGGTTGCATCTCATGGTACGAAACAAGACTGTGATAGCTATGTATTCGTAAGGATACTGACTGATCTCAGTAAGGCTTGGATACTAGGTAGCATCAGTAAACAAGAATACTATGCTAAAGCTACTCGATATAAGAAAGGTCAAGTAGATCCGAGCAACGGCTTTACGTTTAAAGCTGATTGTTATAACCTACCTATAAGTGAATTAGAGCCGATCGATGAAATCAAAGGTAAAAGCGAAACTATTCTCACTAGAAGCGTTTCTTAATAAGGACGGAAATGTTGAGATATTCTACGATGCAGTAGATCCAAATGAATTTGAGAAGACCATGAATTTAGGTCTTCCCATGTACGAGGGTACAACTAAGGTAACTCAATTAATAAAGTACATGAAGTCTATGGCACAAGAGGTCATGGATAAATCGGGTAGGTACGTGTGATGCAGTGGTGGGAAGCTTGGCTCGTTGTTGCCATAACTATCAACACCACTATCAATACAATTGTTTTCTTCAGAGGACGTAAGATACTCAGGAAAAGAGATAAACCTACTTCTTCCCCATCATAGCAAAGTCCTTGCCTGATATTTTACCATCTTTGTTTTTATCTAGCTTAGTTTGACCACCGTACATCATTCCCATGCCTGAACTCATCATGCCTGATTGATTAGGCTTTATGTTTTTTTCATCCATCATACCGCCCATAGCCATCTTCTGTACTTTGCCACCATACATCATAGGCTTTCGTACATTACCGCCGTACATCATGCCTTTACGTTGCCCATTAAAGTAAGTCTTCATTTGTTCTCTCTCCTTAGTTTGCTTGTTTTTTCTGTGTTGGGTATACTACTCCCATTGATCTCCAATAAGATTCCTCATTGTAGCCAGTATCGTGAGTTACTCCTGTTACATTCTTTATAGCGTTAGCCGAGAACTTTATCACTGCTCGTACAAAATAGTCAGCATCAGCTTCTAGTACTTGTGTAGGATCATTCATTAAATTTAAGATGATATTTGATATTCTCTCATCGTTCATTATTGTATTCAGAATAGCTCCATCTGCTAGAGCTGCATATCTTATAGCCATCTCTGCCATAACATACTCTGTACTAACCATACCTCTAGCTATGTTAAAAGCTTTCGACAAAGTATTGTTTAAGGTAAAAGCTGGACTAGGTCCTCCTGTCCTTGCTTTACCCCCCATATCTGAACCCATTCCCGCTCTAGCTAGAACACCTCTTGCATCCATCTTCGTAGAGTGTCTGTACATAGATATAAGAACATCTTTTTGTTCAGCGGTTACACCTGCAGCATCCATCAACGCATTAAACTTTTCTGATTGTATGGATAAGGCTGTCCTCGTACCATCTTCTGCTAAATCATCAGCACCAGTAAGTAACGCATAAGGTACTTCAGGAGTTTGATAAGAACTTACAGGTATGTCTTGTCCGTTGTAAAACTTGAATGTTGCACCACTCTTAGACTCTCCCCCTGAGTATCTCAGTACGTCAGTTACAAGACTTTTTAATACTTTTTGACTTTGCTCAATTGTCATTTCGCCTGCATCAACTAATCTATTTAAATCTTCAATGTATATATCAACAGAGTTAGGATCACCTTTCATTATAACATCTTCAAAGAAAGAATCGCCTGACATGTTTTCTTTGTACAGCCTACTTCTCTTGAAAACTTCACTTTGTTCTGCTTCCATTTGTTTTACGGCCGCACTCTTAGTGACTTGAGCTTCTTGGTCTACTAATTCAAAGAATTGCTTGTGAGTTTCTTTGAACTTCTTGGAAGACATGATAGCATTAGTTACGCCTTCTTCTGATTTAAGCATTCCTTGAATATCAAAAGCAGGTAGGGGTACAGTTTCTAACTCGCCAGTATCTTTATTAAGTTTTCTAACGTTGACTGTTATTAATTTTTCCATTGCAGTTATGTATTCTTCGTAGTTTTTAAATTGAGTAGGAAGAGGTATTGCTTTGGGAATATTAAATCCTTCAGTATCTTGAACTCTTATGTTACCTGTTTTCATTTTATTTAAATCTATAGCTTCTCCATTCTTTATTTGATCAGCTACATTAAACATACCTTTTGTTTGTATAAATTTACTGTACATTAAGGCTTGAAGAGTTTCACTTAAGGCACTTAAACCCGCTACACCGTCGGGTGTAGTTATGTCAAATACAGGTTCTACCATCCCACTTAGCTGTTCATTTGTAGGCTCTAATAATTTACCATCAGGACCTTTAACTAAAATATTAGCTGGTAGTTGTTCTGATGTAGAAGCAAAAGTTGATATAAATCTTTGCATTTCTCCTTCTACAAATGATGCTGTTCTATCAGTCGGATTTACAATGGCATTAATCAGAGGGTCAAATAACTTATTTATATTACTTTTAGTTATTGTTGTCTCTTGACCATCAATCCCTAAAAATTTTATAGGACTACCTTTTGAAGCTTTCTCTATTTGATCACCTATAGTGTTCTCATCAAATCTTTGTTTCTCAAGTCGAGCTATATTTCTTGCTCGTACTACATCGTTGTATGTTTCAGCATCTACTGAGTTACCCCATGTTCTAAAGTCCTGATCAAGTAGTGCTACCATTCGTACACCTAGCGAGCTTACGTTAGCTTTTGTACTTTTTTTGAATGCTTGAAATGACTGACGTAGCTTTTCAAATTCTAAAGGTGAAGCCATGAATCCAAAGTCATCTGCAGTAAATGCTAAGTCTTGTTTTTGTACCATGTACTGTAGTAGCTGAAAGTTACTCATTGTATCAGCTTCACTTAAGCCAAATTCAGCCCGTGTTTTTGGACTAGTTTGAGCTTGGTCTTTAAAATATCTGTACAAATCTGCACCTGAATCAAATTTTGTATCATCCTTACCTAATTTAGAATTCATTATATCTATTATACCCTGATCATTGAAAACTTTCATAAGACCATTTTTTGCCCCGCCTTCTAAATTATCTAACAATTGTTTACCATATGCTTCACCCATAAGAGGTGAAGTGTTACGGTTTACTATAGTGGCAATATCAACACCATAACCTGCCGCAAACTCATCAAACATTTTAAATATGTTATCGCCAGTGTTCACAAAGTCTATGGTTTGTTCGGGATCTATTTTATTATAAGCTTCAGATATCTTGGCTTCTGATGCTATTCTTATTATTTTTGTTACTTTTTCAACAGCGTTATTTGAATTGTTTATATTTTCAATTTGATTTGATGACAATGATAATCTTTTGTTAGTATTAACTATGGTGTTTATTAATCCAGAAGCTAGTTGACCAACAGTTGTTTTTTGCTCGTACACTTGCCCATATGAAAATGGTTCGTTTTTTGACAGATATGATTCAGCTTTATTTCTTAACTTAAACAGATTAGCTAGACCTGTGTCTACTGCATCTCCTTCAGTCCACATCTTTAACAGATCATCGTTTTGAGAATTATTTAATTCTTTAAGAAAGTTGTCAATTATAATTATATCTTGCTGTAACGATTTGGAAAAAGCAAGTTTTTGATTTTTAGCGGCAGACTCATACATACGGGAAGTTTGTTTTAGTCTCTGTATAACTTCAGGTGCAACCCCTTCCGCTGTTTCTAATTCAAGTATATCTGCTTTTAAACCTTCGACAAGTGAAGAAAAATTATTCAACCTTTCTTCACCGTAAATTTGATTATCTATAGCACTTGTTACACTCTTTTTAAATTTTAATATGTCTGACTTCTTAAAGTCCAAATTTTCTAGTTTAATATATTGAGATACACCGTGAAATACATTAATACCTGCTGAATCAGCCAAACTTAATGTTAGTTTATCTTGTATACCTTTTCTAAATTGCTCAGGTATATCTTTAGTTATGTTGTGGATATCTTGTACAGATTCTAACATAGTTTTTATCATGGCGTCGGCTTGAACTTTAGGAAGATTTCTAGCATTTTTTGTGAATTCATCTATAGTTCTTATGGCTGTAGTATCTAAGTTCAATGTGTTCTTTAGATTGTTCAAGCTTCTTAAATCTGGATTGACTAGCATACCTTTAGCGTAACCCATCAGAGCTATGTTAGCTATGTTTTCAATTCCAATCTTAACTTGAAAAGCTTTGTTTTGAATAGCGTCTTCTAAAAAAGGTACTTTGAAATAAGGCTGTAGGTTGAAGAGTTTCTTAACACCACCAAATAAAAGGTAACCACCTACTGCTACGCCTTCTCCCATAGCTCCCATCTGTGGGTTTTCTTCGCTTGAAAATGCGTTTCTTCCAACACCTTGAATCATACCGATTGTCAAATCTTGTCTAGGATTCAGACCAACCAGTAGGGCATTTGCCCCTGCTACCTTGTACATTTGGTAGTTTCTTTTATTCTTTAAGTTAGATATCTGTTCACTTAATTGTTCTGCATAACCAGTATTTTTATTAGCTCGTGCTTCTACAAGAAGTCTACCTTTTGCATCTATCTCATCTTGTATAGACCTTACTCCAGCTTTTACATTTTCATAATTAAATTTATTATTTACAGTATTAGCTATTCTATTTGCACTAAATTGAGCTAGTCTACCTTCGCTAGTATTCATTAGCATTAATTCTTTTGTAGCATCTTTTACAGAGATATTGTGAGTAAGGGCATATTCTTTAGATCGTGCTAACTTATTATCTATTGTATCTATTTTATATGGTACTTCGTTTCCGTATTTTCTTTTGTGCAACAGTCTCTGTGTAGCATTTATACCATCAGATATCCTTTTGACAGCAACGACAGGTGCTGTTATTACTTTAAAATCTAATCCAGCTTCTGCTACAAATGTTGCAACTTGTTCAAAGAATCCCATTTTATCAAAGGCATACTCAAACACATTACTAGCAAATTGAGGAGTCACAAAATTCTTTTCAAAAACTTCTATGCCATCAACGTTTATTTTCTTATTGTAACCTTTTCTTTCAAACTCTTCGGGAGTCATAGTTTTACGCAGATCTTCACGTATTATATCGTTAAGTATTCTGTGTCTGTCAGTGTCAGGTAAAAGGTCAGATGTCAAACCTCTTTCTCTAAATTCAAATAGCTCTTTTTCTATAGTAGGTGAAAGCCATGTGTCTCTTTCTGGATCTCCTATACCTGTGAGTCCTTTTAATTTTTGAAAAGCTCCATTTGTA